CTGACCGGAATGTCCTCAATGCAGGCCTTGATGGCCCGCAGTGACGATGTCTTCTCGATCAGCTGACGACCAGATCCATCCGTCCAGAGATAGCAGTTAGCGGCATTCGACACGGTCGTCATGTTGGCAATACGCACCCCGGTTGCGCCACTTGCCGGCGAAAGGAGGATGAGGCCCGCCGACGAGATGTTAGTGTCGCTCGACCAGGAGGACAGGCTGAGTGTCGTCCCGGAGACGACCACGCCTTGCGCGGCAGCTAGGGCAAGGGTGCCGCCATTCGCGTCGACCCGATACCCGGCGCTGGAGCTAACGCTCACCCCTGGCGCTGTCACCACGAACGCCTGATCAGCGGTGAGCGCGGTCGGGGCAAGCGTCGTCGTGTGCTGGGTGTAGCTCAGTGGGCCGCTGTTGGAGTAGAGCCGCACCAGGGGCACGTGCCCAGACCCACTCGTGGCCTCAAGCGATGCATTCCAGTAGGACTGATCAAGCTCTCCGTGACAAAGGACGCCCTGCACAGAGGCGCCCATCATTACGGAGGCGCCGCCACCGGCGCTGGCCGTGATCAGGCCATCCTTGATTGTGACCCCACCCGCCATCATCCCGTTGGTTGCGGAGAATCCGGTCGAGTCGATTATGACCCGCTTATCAGCCGCCACCTTGCTCGTCTGGAGTGTCGCACCCGTAATGACCTTGCCGTCGATCGAATCTGAGGCGAGGTGGCTGGCGGTAATGGCCCCTGCGTTAATCCGTGCCGCGTCGAGGAATCCCGTGGTGATCTTCCCCGCGTCGAGCGTACTGATCAGGGTGTTGGTAAGAGTCTGGGCCACCCAGGCTGTGCCGCTGAACAGGTAGAGCGCCGTAAGGTTTGTGCCCGAATACACCCACCACTGATCGCCGGCTGTGTAGCCGCTGACGAGGACGGGTGCCACCGTATCCCTGACCACTTTGTTCTTGCCGTTGGCTGTGGTCAGGGCTGCATTCGCGGCGGCTTGGGATGCAGCGGCTGCGGCTGCGGCTGCGGCTGCGGCCTGAGCGGCCGCCGTTGCCGTGGATTGAGCGGTATCGATGCCGGTGCCGAAGGTCTCGACGTAATCGACGGCACCATCGATGATGCCGGTGACGATCAGCTCGTTGTCCTTCAGGAGGCAGGTGACCCTGTCACCCACCAGGATGCCGTCGACTGTGGTGGACGGGCTGATCTCCAGCGGGCTGAGGTCGCCGTCGACAGTGACGACCAGGGGATTGATCGAGTCGACTGTCGCGTAGATGACTTGACTCTGAACACTGGCGGCAGCCTGCGGGATCAATCCGTCAAGAGGGTTGTTCACGCGGTAACTCCTTCCAGTGTTGATTCGACCAGGGCGCCAGGGGTTAGGGTGACTGAGGACTTGCGGAATGCGAACATGCCCGAATAGCCCTGCGAGCTGAAGCGGACCACGTCGTTCATGTCTACCGGAAGCCACGCATGGCTCAACTCAATGGAGTCGTGAACGTCCTGGTCGGTCTTCAGAAGTTCGTCAGCCTTGGCCTGGACATCCTTTTGCTTGTCTAGGTCTGCGTAGGTCTCAACCTTCGTAATCCATCGACCCCGAGCACTCAGGCCCCAGCGAGATGTTGCGTCCTCGGCATAGGCGGTCAGCGTCTTGTTCTTGCTGTTCGTTGCCCCTATCACCACGACCCGGTTGGGGACCTCGAACCCGTCATGGTCCAGGGTCCAGTCGGCTTTGTGGATCGACGCGTCACCCTCGTAGAAGTTGTAGAACACGGGGCGAGCACTAGGAAGTGCGTAGGGCTGGCACTGGAAGCGTCCGTTTCTGTCGCAATAGATGGCGAACCATCCCATGCTGTCCAGGACCGTGCTTACAATCTCCAGCTTGCTCGTGCCTGCCGCGAATACGGTGTGCTTGGTGAACTTGGCGGTGGATGGATGGATGTCGTAGGCAACCTCCCCCGTAGAGGAGATTGCCCAACGCAAAGCATCCGTCTTCAAGCTTCCGCTCGCAAACGCCTTCGTCGAGGGGATGCAGTCCTGCGACAGGATGATGGTCTTATCGTAGAACTCCAAGTCGATGACCTCGTCGGTTGACGAGATATCTCGCTTCGGCGCCGAGGGGATGTAGATCCCCATCGGGTATTCATGAGGGACATTGTCGACCGTGAGGATGTAGTCGATGGCGATACGGACGGCAGCCCAGTCGACGGCCTTGACCTGACTGGTGACGTAGAGGTCGAGATTCCCGCCAGAGCGGATATCGTTGTCTACGTCCCAATCAAGTACGCCACCGGCTACGCCGTCCAGGTCGGCATTGATCGTGGCTTCCTTCTGGGTGAGTAGCCGAATGCGGTAACGCTCATTGCGGCTCTCGGGCCACCACGGTTCGTTTATGACGACGCTCAACTACTCACCTCCGTAAGAGTGGTCTGGAAGTTGATGAGATTCTCGGAATCGTCGAACTGAATGTCCCCGAGGCTGCACAGGAGTCGCCGACCGATCGGGTCGCGGTACATGACCGGCCCTGCGGTGTCCGCCAGAACCATCAAATCCGCCAACGTGGCCCATCCCTCTTCGTCGCGAGGAAGGGTTGCCGACAGTTGGATCTCGTGCTTCCGGATGGTCCCCGAGAACTCCACGGGACGAGTGCGGCCTGCGAACTGTTGCAACGTCTTGTCGAGCCCGAAGGTGATCGAGACTCCAGCGCTGTATCGCACCTTCGCCTTCACCGTGAATCCGGGTCCGCCATTGAGCCAGTACCAGTCGCCTGCGTTATCGCAGTTGACTGCGACGTCGAGGATCTCGTTAGTTCCGTCAGCCGAGAACGCCTGCACCCGATAGGTGTTGATCGTGTTCGGCGTGGGGAGTGGGTCTACCAGCGTCGTGTCGGTACCTACACCCGACTGCCACAGCTCGAAATCGCTTCCATCAACCGAGCGCCAGATCGTGTTGCTGATTGCCGGTGGTCGATCGTTGTCGACGGGGTTCTGGATGTAGAGGACGACTTCGCCCTCGTCCGTGTTCCACTCAGCCACGACGCCAGGGGCAGTTGGCCCCACATACTCAGCAGTGAATGAGGTGGAGGTTAGGTCGGAGCGGATACCGTTGTCGCCCTCGACGGTCAGGTCGATTCGGTAGTCAGCGCCGTTGATCAGATCGGTCGTGAAGGAGTAGTCGAACCACTCGCCGTCAGCCTCGAAGGACTCCAGGAGCTTGCCGGTATCGCCCTTGTACAGAGCGACGCGCGCCCACTGTTGGAGCACCCCTGCATCTGCGCTGTAGAAGATCCAGCTGAGCATCGCCTTGGGCGAGCTGATCGTCGAGCCGTCGTCTGGGTAGATCACGGTTGGCATGGGGCGACTCGCGGTACGGAAGCCGCCTACGCGTGCCCACGGGGAGCCCGGGTTGATGCCCGTGAAGCGACCGTAGGTGCGAAGGGACCATTCCCACGCCTTGCCGGGATCGAGTCCCGCAATCTCGTGGATCGTGTTATTGCCTGCGATGCGTCCGGTGGCGACCATGAACGAACCGGTGGAGCTGGTGATATCGATCGACGTGCCAGCCTCCGCGTCCTCCTCCGACAAGGCCACCGTGAAGCGGTCGGCAGAGGCGGGGATCGCGTAGTACTTGACGCTCTGCACCAGCGGCACAGGCATCGTGCCAGTGAGGGTCAGGACGTCACCGAGATTCAGTCGATGTCCCGAGCAGAGGATCTCGTTCGTCGTGGCGTTCGCCGTAGCGCCGAGGGAGATCCCCGATGGGGTCTGCCACTCGGGCGTGCCCTGCTCGCGCCAGTGGGGCTTGTAGGCGGTCTGAGTGCTTCCGTCTCCAGTCATGAACGACCAGGACAGGGTGATCGGCTTACTTGCGTCGAACACTCCGTTCGGTCCCGTGATAGCCGGCTCCACTGGGGGAACGGGAACGGGGACCGTCTGTGAGTACAGGAAGGGAGAAGCGATCGCACCAAGGGTTCGCACCCGGTAGTTGAGGGCCTTGTCGGTAGGAGCCCCGGCGTCGGTGTAGCTGGCGTTATCGAGGGTCAGCGTTGCAAGGGCTGCCCCTTCCCATACGTCGTCCTGGGCTCGCCACAGCTCCACCGAGGTTCCGATAGTGGTGACGTTCGCCCAGGAGACAATGACGTCCGTAGCTGGTCGCTGCGCAACCAAGCCAGTCGGGGCTGCCGTTGTGGTCTCAATGAAATCGCTGAAGCTCCAGCCACTAACGCCAGCCGCATTCCAGGCGCGAACCGCGTACCGGAAGCGTCGGTCGACGATCGTGCTCACATCGGTGTAACTGGTTGCAAGTCCGATGACGGCGATCCGGTAGTAGTCCGGAGCCTTGTTGTCCCAGCGCCATACCTCGATGGCCTGATACGGACGGTTCGCATCCGAGGGCGAAGTGTTGACCCAAGTGATTGCCTGAACACTGTCGTTGACCCGAGCCACCGCGCATGAGACAGGGGCAGCCGGCGCCAGAATGGGGAGGGCTGCGATTGTCTTGGCGAGCGTTTCGGTTGCAACCGTACTGGCGCCTGCGGCGTTCATCCCGGTAACCGATGCGGTAACCGAGATCGGCTGCGCGGCCGTAGTGGTATTGAAGGCCAACGTCTTCGTGGCTACCAGCTTCTTATTGCTGGTAGACCAGTCCGAGTTGGAAGGGGTCGAGACAGTAATCGTCTGAGACCCAACGGGAGCGGCCGTGCCGCTGATGGTGAGGGTGGTCGAGGAGTCGGAAACCTTGTCCTTTGTCCAGATCCAAATGTTCGTGGTGACGACCACACTCGTTGTGGTGGACGTCACGGGTGGGACTGTAACTTCCAGTCCCACCCTGAACTTGGTTCCGGTACCCTTTGCGGTACCCCAAGTGACTGCCATTAGGGCTACTTACCTCCAGCCTGCCGCTTCTTACGGCGGAGAGTCTTCGCGAGCTGATCGATGGTCTTGACGCCTTCGAGTTCCTTCACATCCACAGTCACGTCGCCGATCGTGTAGACGGTCTGGTTTGCACTGACTGCGAGCTTGTCGATACTCGATGACGTGGCTGCCGCGCTAATCGCGCGATCAGCTGCGGAACCGAACTCGCCGGCTGCCGCATTCGTAACGGTCTTCGCTGCACTCTTCACGGCGTTAACCTGGGACAGGATTCCGTCTACGTAGCCTGCGACGGTGGCCTTGCCTTCCGGCACCATCATCACTCGGTCGTAACTCAGGGGACCCTTGTTGTCCTTGAAGGTCTTGCCGACCAGTTTTGCCGCAGCGACAACCCTGCTAAGGGAGTCCGCTGAAGTGGCGCCACTGATGAACGAGTTCACGGCTGCCGCGCCCTGGAGTGAGAGGTCAACGGTAACGTTGCCCTTCACGCGATCCCTGAGCGTTGAAGCCATTCCTTCAACGAGGCTTGACTGGGTCGAGAACGCGATGACGTACTCGCTCATGCCGGTCTCGATTGCACCAAACGATGCGGAGACCAACGTCCTCAGCGTTCCAACAGCCGTGGAGGCCATTGTCGAAGCCGTGACTGCGAAGGTGATCAGCGTTCCGGACATTCCGGCCGTGATGGTCGCAGCGCCCGTCGTGATGGCGGTCTGCGCTTCAGCAACCTTGGCGTTCACCTTGCCGGCGATATCCAGTCCCGTGATCGCTCCAGGGAGCGTCGCGATCTTGATCTTGGCGTTGTCGACTGCGGTGTTGACCGGGGTCTCGATCGAGGACGTCAGCGTTGCCTTCGCCTCTGGAGTGAGGCCGTTGCCGACCATCGCAGAGATCGCCGCAGACATCGTGTCCGAGCCGGACGAGCCGCCCGTCAGGAGGGTAGAGATGTCGGTTCCGAACTTCTCCTGGTACGTAGCCAGAAGGGTGTCCAGTTCCTTCGAGTACTTCTCTTTAGCCTTCTTGCTGGTGGCGTTGCCGAGCTTGGTGGTAGCCGACGAGATCTTGTCGTTCAGAGCGCTCGCCTTGCCGAGGATTTCCTTATCGGCACCAGTTGCAGTCTTCGCCATCTCCGTCAGCATTGTGTTGCGTTGCTGAACGAGCTGGTGCGCTATGAGGGCTTTGTTCTTGGAGCCCAACAGTTTCATCTGGTTGACCATGGTGTTCTGCGTGCCCAAGAAGGAACTCTTGGCAGCTTCAGCATCGGCCGCGATTTCTTCGGCGGACTTCTTGAAGGAGCCACTAGCCTTACCCGCAGCAAGGGCTGCGGCAGCTTGGTAGTCGTCGAACACCTTGGACAGATCCTCAACGGACCATCCAGCAGCGATTGCTTTCGCCTTCAGTTGGTCGAAGATTGCCGTAGCTGACGAAGGATCGGTCTTCGTGAGGTTCGCCAGGAACTGGTCGTAACTCTCGAAGGTGTCCTTCAGCTTCTGGGTATTTGACGCATCCGCCGTTCCGAGGAATCCGAGGATCTTGTCCGTCAGGCCAGTCAGGTTGCCACTGAAGCCTTGCGTCTGATCCTTGAACTTCTTCATAGAAAGCGTCAGGTCGTCAAACTTGTTGACGGCGTCCGGCCACATGGAGTTGCGAAGCTGCGTGTTCAGCGATGAGAAGTCCGAGTTGTCCTGGATCTTCTGCATCGCGAGGCTGAGCGCATCCGCACCAGCTACCGCTTGGCGGGTATCGAGCGCCGCGCCAATGGCGTTGAGCGCTGCCGAGACCATGAATGCCTTGATCGCGATTCCGGCGAGGTTAGAGACTAGCCCCTTCAGCTTTGAGCCGAAGTTGCTGATTGCGGAACCCTTGAAGGACTCTTGGACGGAAGCGCCTACGGCCTTGGCCTTAACTGCCCATTCGCCGAGCACACTCTTCCAGCCACCGAGGGCTACCTTGACGGCGAGTGCTCCACCGAGGGCCAGCGCGAATACGCCCTGAAGAGGCCCTGGGATTGAGCTGAGCACCGTGGCGGCGCCAGCCAGGAGCCTAAGGAGCGCTTCGACCGCTGGGCCGGCTACGACCAGGATGTTCTTGATGTCGCCCGAGGTGTTCTCCAACAGGGAGAGCAGTGCGGGGGCGAGCTGGTCAATCGCAGGGAGTAGATCCGTCATGAAGGTCGCGAGGCCTGAGGACAGGTTCTCAATGACGACCTGGATTGACTTCAGCAGTCCCGTTGCGTGGCTCTCCAGCGCCCCGAAGGCGATCTCGACGATCGGCTCGAAGGCGGTGAGCATCTTGGCGAGCACGTTGATGACGCCGGCCATGCCATTGCTCACGTTCGTGAGTGTCGGCTGGAGCTTGTCGAGCGTGCCGTTCAGCGCGTCGAAGAAGTTGAGGATCGAGTTGCCAACCTGCGGCTGATCGAAGACTGTCGCAAACGACGCGATGATCTTGCCCGCTACGATGCCAACCTTCGGCAGGAGCTTGTCGGCATTGTCACCGATATCCCTGAACATCTTCGATACCGCAGGTCCGGAAACTCCGACCATGTTCTCGATGGCGTCACGCGCCGAAGCGAATACGTTGGTCAGGCGAGCCTGGAAGCCACTACTATTGACGATCTTTGCGATGCGCTGGAGGGAGTCTCCGAGCGACGTAAGGGTTGCACCACCAGCGGCGGTTGCAGCCTTGGAGATTCCGCTTAGGATCTTCTGAGTCCCAGCGGCTACATTCCAAAGGCTCTTGATGTTGGTGATGGCATCCTCAATCATTCGATTGAGGCCCGACTTGCCTTTCAGCTTCATCCATGCCGAGAACTTGTTCGTCATGTCTGCGACCCACTGGGCCAGTCGAGGTGTTGCCTTCGCACCCAGGTCGCCGAAAGTCTTCACGATGTGCGCGATGGCCGGCGATGCTCCACCGATGATGGAGAAGCCCTTGCCTAGCGCGGTGACGTATGACGCGATGTGTGGCGAGACGATGTCGTGGAAGGAACCGAGGACCTTGGCGATGAATCCGCCGAGGATCGTGCTGGTCCGCTTGAACCCACCCGACATGTCAGACAGGAACGTGGACATCGGCTTTGCGGCCGCGCTCCAGAAGTTCTTGCCGATCTTCTTCTGAAGTGCAGACCACTGGTTGTAGACGCCAACGGCTTGCTTCTTCATGGTGGACATCGCCGTGGTGAGCACGATCATTGAGGTCGCGGCACCAGCGAAGATTCCAGGGAGCACCAATGCCGCAGGGGCGATCTGAGCGATGCTTCGACCGAGCGCAAACGCATCGGACGACATCGAGATCAGGTAGTTAGCTGCCTGCCCCAGCATGGTCGCCATCAGCGAGATCTTCGGGAGCTGCTCGTCGAGGTGCTTGAACGGTTCGAGCGTGACGAGGTTCTTGAACACGCGGCCACCGGAAAGTGCTCCGAGGCCAGTGATGACGCCCCTAACAGACTTCTTGTCGAGGACTGTCTTGACGTGGGTGGTCATCACCTTGAGTCGCTTGAACCACAGCTCCAGCTCAATCTCAGCCTTAGCGAGGGTGGACTCGTCGACCTCAGCCTTGATCCGAATCGCGCTGACGTCGCTGAACAGGTTCTTCAGGCGAAAGCCGGCCGCTCGGACCGACTCTATGATCGGGTTGCCGATAGCCCTGCCGAACGCATTGCCAAGAATCCCCGGCATAGTCTTATTCGTGTCGCGGATCGAGTCGTTGACCAGCTTGCGGTACTGGTTCCGGAAGTCCTTGTCCGACCCGTTGTACTTGATCGGGACAGTGACCGTCTTGCCGCCGAGCCGGGCGACGACGTCGCGCTCGAAGTTCTTGGGATCGAACCAGGAGACCTTGTTCGCCTCACCCTGAAGTTCGCTGCGCGCCTTACGTGCCTCATCGAGGAAGCCCTTGCCGAGGGAGGGGCTGATCGACACTGGGCCGAGCCCAACCTCCACCTCCCGCGCGAGCTTCTGGAGTTGTTCCGGGTCAACCTTCATCCCCTTGGCGAGGGAGCTGTTGATGGCAGATGCGAACCTGCGGGTGATCGCTTCCTTGATGCCGCGATCCATCGCCTTCGTGAGGTCGAGCCCGTGCACGTCGGTGGAGAACGTGATCGGGTCAGCCTTGGACAGCCCCTCGGCGGCCTTGGTGGCTGCGAGGACGTCCTTGTCGAGTCCCTTGACCTGTGCGCGGAGGGCGATCCGAATCCGAGAGAGCCGCTTGACCTTCTGTTCGAGGTCAGCCTCCATCTGCTCGGCCTGGAGTTCAGCCTCGACAGGTACCTTGGCGTCAACGCTAGACGTCTTCTCTTCCAGCTGCGCCTCAAGGTCCTGCTTGAAAAGTCGAGTGTCGGGCCAGATCCGGACGGCTACGCGACCGACGACCAGGGTACCTGCCATTTAGGCCTCCATTACTTCTTACCTCGCATGATGCGCTCGTAAAGATCCTTGACCGACTTTGGCCGATCCTCTTCCCGCTTCTTCGCCTTCTTGATCAGGAGCTGCGGGACGGGCCAGGGTTCAAACTTCGGCTTCTTCTTGAAGTTGCCTCTGGCCCTGGTGTTATCGTTGACCGCATTGAAGATGCCGGCCAGGACGTAGTAGTCAGGGTTGATGTCTAGGTATGTCCGCCAGTACTGTTTGTCTTCCATCAGTGCCAGCGTCTTCGATCCCTCGGGGAGCCGTTCAACCAGTGACAAGACGAAAAGAGGGGCTATATCGCCATTGACCAAGTCTCTAAGATCTACGCCGTAGTAGTAGAGCAGGTCGGGATATAGCCCCTCACCGTAATCGTCTATCAGCTCCGCGAGGGCTAGGCTTCCCCCACCTGACCCTCATTCATGTAGGTGGTGAAGACCTCAGTAAGCACGGGAAGCTCGTCGCCCTCGTCCTCAGCGATGAGGGACAGGAACTCTTCCGCGACCGCCTTGTCGGCAGCTGCGACCAGAAGAACTCCCTTCATCGCTTCCTTTGGGCCGTCCAGTTCGTCGTCGTCCTCTGTGGGCTCGAACTTCTCCTGGAGCGCCATGAGCGCCTTGCGATCAGTCTTCGGGAGCCGGATGGGATTGCGCAGGACCAGAACGTCGGAGCCGCCGAAGTCGATATCGGTGGATGCGTACTTCCGGCCAACCGCTGCGCGGATGTCGTCAAGAGTCAAAGCCATTGTGGTGCGGACCTCTCATGGTCTGTGATTGGGATGCGGACATATGACGATCTGAGGGCCTCTCATTCCCGACCCAACCGCTCATACTGGCTAGGTAGTGGAGGCCGCTCAGATCGTCATGTAGTGAGCCTCAGGGGTAACTGAGGTCACCTCCCCCGGCAGGGGTCCGCACGTCTACCGGGAGAGGGAGTTGGGGATTACTCGGTGGTGTCGCCGAGCGCCTTGACCTTGTATGGGAAGGTGTTGGTGCCGTACTGCACCGGAGTCACGCTGATCGGCAGGGACGCCAGCGAGGTCGTGTCGCTCAGGTCGATGTCGTCGCCACGAAGGATCTCTGCCTTCGGAGCCCAGACCGCGAAGATGTTCTCGCCGTCCACATAGACCGCCAGGAACGCCTGGAGGGTCGGTGCCGGCGAACCGGGAACCGCGAGCCAGCCGTCAGTGTCGACCGAGGAGTTCGAGCCGAAGTACAGCTTCAGGCTGTCCTCGTCGAACTGCTGGAGCTGGATGGTGAAGCTCTCGGTCCGCTTGGAGTAGCTCGTGCGGAGCGCGGCATTCTGGAGGGTGCCGAGGACGGTTGCCTCGCCGCCGTCAGACGCCCAGGTCATGATGTCCTCGATCGAGGTGTGACCGATGTTGTCCCAGGTGACCGGGATGGTGGTCAGATCAGCCGGTGCCGCAGTCCCGACCGGAGCCAGGAAGTAGTTGCCCGAGCCAATGACCAGAGTGGCGCTATCTTTGATTGCCATTCTAAGTGGTTCTCCTTATGGAAATGGAAAAGCCCCGACCGCTTGGCCGAGGCTTTGTGTATCAGGAGGATTCCGGCTACAGGGGCCGACGAATCTTGAGGGAATAGGTCGTCTGGTATCGGGTGAATCCAGACGGCAGGTCCGCGTACTGCACGGGACCGCTTGACGGAGCCCAGTCGGAACCCTTTGCGGGTTCGTTGGTGACTCGCGCGCTGACGAGGTGCCCCAGGCCTGGATAGACCTGTTGATCTGACGCAGCCTTGATGAGAGTCACGCGAATGGCCTCAGAAATGAGTGCCGCTTTGGAGTCACCGTCAGGGTCTTTCGTGAAGACCGCGACCTGAAGGCCGGCGCTGTCGACGAATCGAGGATCAGCTGCCCAGGCCCCGCTATTCACTCGCCGAAAGACGGCGAAGAAGTCGTAGGGTGCGGTCGACTGAGGGATAAGCGAGAAACTCGGGAGGTCGGGAAGACCCGCGCGCATGATGGCTAGGGTCAGGTCCTCGACCGGGTACATCTGAACAGCTCGCTTGATTGACTCCGGGAGATTGATGGCATCAAGCACCGTAGTACTCAAAGTTCACCTCCAATACCTCAGCTGCGACCATCGCGGCCGACGTAAGGATGAAGTGCCCGGGCTTGCCGAACTCGATCTCCCACGCGGCCCGTTTGTCCAGGTCATCGGAGTAGTGGACGAATCGGTCCACCCCCAGCGTGCCCTTCTCGCTATCGACGTACGACTTGAAGCTTCCGGTGTATCGCGGATTCGCTCGAACCCGTGCAAGGTTTGCTTCAGCCCCAGCCAGAATGACTGCCGTTACTTCGTCTAGGCCAGCCTGCGCTTCGGGGAGTCGCGCCATCCACCATTCAATGGGGAAGCCGCTGATCTCCTTGTAGATCTCAACGCTAGCCATCCAGTCCACCGTTATCGGGGCGCTGGCGAATGATGAACGTCCAGTGCCGAGTAAGGCGCGTGCCTCGGTGGTGAGCAGGGGGTGAGACGATGTCCCACCACATGCCGTCCCACTGAACTCGTGACCACATGTCGACGCCGGCCAAATCAGACGCGGTGCCCAGTTGATAGACGTTGATCCACTGCTGACCGGGGACCTCGGCTCGCGCCGACCGATCAGCCGATACCCAGGCCTTGATCTCGATCGGCTCACCCAATGGGCGAACGGTCGTGTTCTGACGAGCGTCGGTCGTGGTGACTGAGGGGTAGATGGTGACGCCCACTCCACGGCGACGCTGCACGCTCACCGAAGTCCACCCTCGAAGAGGGGGAAGGCCCTGCCCCAATCGCAGTCTTGGTAGTGCACCGGGTGACCCCTGGGAGGTCCCTGGCGGGTCGTGTAGGCGTTCATCTTCATGGTCCCGAAGGCTGGGATGTAGGCCGAGCCAAAGCGCTGTAAGCGCTCGATTTCCTTCTCGGTGAAGTACACGGTGCCGACGAACTCGGTGGGCAGTTCCTGCCATCCAAGGGTCTCGTCCGCAGCTCGTGACTGCGAGAACGCGTCCGGGTTGCGAATGAACCGTGCCACGGCCATCGCGACAAGACGTCGAATGGGGTCGGGGCAGGAGCCTGCATCCCAGGCGGGATTGCCGTAGTGTCGCGCTTGGTCGGAGGCGTCTTCGATGTACTCCTCGATCACGGATTCCATGCCGTCGGTGGCACCATCTTCGAGGCGGGCGACCACTTTGTCCGCTGACGTAAGTGCGGAGTCGCTCACGTGAATCCTCTCTGTGGACGACTAAGTGAGGGGCTCCCGAAGGAACCCCTCACGGTCGTTGGATTACGCGGCGTGACCCCAGCGCCGAGGGTCGGCAGCGGAGATCTCGGTGGCCGCAATCAGGTCAGCCTTGGCTGCACCAGTCGGGTAGACCGAGTCGGTGACAGCGCCATCGAGCGTGCCCTTGATGCCGCGAACGAAGAACTCGTTCAGGCTGTTCGGATCGAACGGCGTGTGCGGGTCATCGGTCGCCAGAACGTGCTTCGGGAGGAAGCGGTCCTTGACGAAGTTGTGGCCTTCCCAAGCGTCGATCAGGCTCCGGTCGGTGCGGAAGTCCATGTCGTAGTCGCGCAGCCAGCGCAGCGCCAGACCATCCACGTTGATGCCAGCGCCGAACGGATTCGACTGCGGCACCAGCGGGGCGCCCAGGAGCTGGACGAAGCCAGTGGCGACCATGAAGTAGACCTCACCGGCATCGATCGTGTTGTCCACGACGATCGTGAAGCCAGACAGGCGACCGATGATGGCCTCAGCCAGAGCGGTTCCTGCGCGGACATCGCCCACGTACTGGGCCAGGGTCAGCTTGTCGTCATCGAGCATGACCTGCTCCACGTCGGTGCCGACGATCGCGATGCGACCAGTCTGCGGAATGCCGAAGCGGTTGAGGACCTTGCGGGCCTCGTTGAAGGCCTTCTTGACGCTGTGAGTGGCGTCAGAGCCGATGCCGGCGATGGTCACCTCATACGGAGCCGAGGTAATCAGGTCGCACGCGGCCTGATTGATGCCAGCCGCGACAGCCTCGGACTGGGGGGCCAGGAGGCCGGCCCAACCGTTGAGGTCGAACTGGGCCTGCTCGTCAGTGAGGCGAGTGCCGTTGTAGATGTAGCCGCCCCAGGTGAGGGTCGTCTTGCCTTCCTTGTAGATGTCGAACTTGATCGGCGTATCGCGAGAATCGCGGAAGTTCATTCGACGGTACGGAAGGATGCCCGGCACGCGGTAGGTCAGGGTGTCGCCCTCGACTCCAGCGAACTTGCCGTAACCCTCGCGGGTAACGAGCTTCGCCAGCGTCAGCTTGGGCTCGACGAGATTCGCGGCAACGCCAACGATCTTTTCGGGCTTGACGGGAACGTGCGGCGTGTAAGCCATGTGTTTCTCCTAGGAAACGCGAAAGCCCCGACCCGATTGGTCGAGGCTTATTGGGGGTGAAGATTCGATCAGAGCGTCTTACCGCGACGGAGAACCGAGGCAACAGCCGCTTCGACATCGGAGTTGTCGGCGTCATCGGCGGGATCGAGTCCGCCACTTGGACGACGCTGAGGCTTCCTTGCCGTGGAGAACTTCTGGAGCTTCTTCGCGTCTTCCTCCAGCTCCTCGCGGGTGCTGCCCTTAAGGCGTTCCGCAAGTTCGTCTGGGAGATCGAAGCTGACCGCTACGAGCTTTCGCTCCAACTCAAGGACCGTGTCCTTGAATGCGGTGGATGCCGCCTCGAACTCCTCTGGAGTCTTGGCCGCGTTCAGTTGCTCCTGAAGGGTAATGGCCTTGGACCGGCGTGAGGCATTCTCAGTACGAAGATCCTTGATGACCTTCTGAGCCCACTCGGGAAGACCCTCGACGCCCTCGTCGCCATCGACATCATCCTTTCCGGATTCGTCCTCATTGGCGCCATCCTCTTCGTCGACCTTGGGCTCCTGGCCCTTGGCGTCGTCGTCGAGGTTGTTGTTGTCGTCGTGCTCGTTTTCTGGCAAGGTATGCTCCTTGGTTAAGCCGATGCCTGATCGGCCTTCTTTCGGATTATGGAACGCCACTGCTTGAGGATGTCCTTGCCGTAGTACTCTCCGCGAACCTTCTGCTCGTACAGATCAGCAAACATCCGGTTCGGTGCGAACCGTGGGTCTGTGTCCAGCGAGGAAAGGTTGTAGATGGCTTCGGCGCGACAATGGCAGCCGGCGTGGTATTCGTCGGGATTGTTCCCGGCTTCATCGTTGGTGCCCCCGGCACCCTTCGACGAGTGGTAGAGCAGGGTTCGCGTTACGAAGCCCTTAGTGAGGAGGAGCGCACAGAACCCACACGGGTTCACATCTCCTTGCGGGTAGTGGACTCGGATGAATCCCTTGACCCTGGAATCGGCATTGCCAGTCGCTGTCTCTGCGTGACGGGCGCCGTTCTGCACGATGCGATCCGCATGGGAAGCCACCAGGACTCCCACCTTCGTTTGCGCATCCTCGCGCTCGGCCTCCGTCTCCCTGGGGGTCTGCGTCTTGTCGTCCTGCGACAGATCGTTCAGAATCTCCTGGAGTCGGTCTGGGCCGAGGCCACTGATGACTCGCTGCGCTTCTGCGTCGAGGTCATCTTCGAGCTGGTCGAGAAGATCCTCGATGCCGTCAACCGATTCGACTTCGATATCGGGATCGTCCAGCCAGTCTTCGATGTTGTACGGGTCGTAGTCCGACCCATCGGGGTTCTCGACCTCTTCGGCAGGAATGCCGTCACTTGGATCGAGATCGATCAGGCCTGAGTTCAGCGCCTCGGGGATGTACTGAACGAGCAGGTCGTAGAAGTCCTTGCGGAGCGTCGAGAGGGGAACTGCGTCAAGTTCCTTCGAGCCCCACGTCTGGAATGTGTAGCCGGTCTGTAGGGCACGGAACAGTCGCATGAAGGCCAGGGCGATCATCTCGACCTGACTCCGCCTGATTCGCATCGCCTTGACGGCGTCCTGTGTGAACTGGTCCCCGGAGGAGGAGACGCGAGCTTCGGTTGGGACGACGCCCTGCCAGAGAGCTAGGACCTCCGAAAAGGCCCTAGCTCCTAGGAGAACGATGGCTACGTGGTAGGTGGCTGCGACTGCACCGGCTTCGCTACGCCGCTGCGGGTTGACCATTGGTGCCGGCCATCATCTGGGACTTGGCTGACGCGCCGAACTTCTGGCCGGTGGATGTGCCGGTATTTGGCATCACCCCCATGGCCTTCTGCATGATCTGAAGTTGCTTGTCTTCCTCATCCTTCAGGTCCGACCACTCGCTTAGCTCCTGACGGGTGACGCCCGGAACACGACTCCACAGACCCTTCTTGGGGATCTCCAGAGCTTCTGCGAACTTGCCGAGGCCGTCTGCAACCTGCGAGAGGCTAGAGACTGTGAGGTCGCGCCAAATGACTTCGCCGAGGCTGTCATCCATGCCGTCCTCACCGAGCATCTCCATGGCGACCCGGAAGACTCGCTCCCAGGATTCGCCGAAGCTGTTGCGGAACTCTTCGACCTTGCGCATGAGGGACGTCTCTGCGGCCTCCAGGGCGTCTGCCGCCACGTTGGCGATCTGGCCCAAGAGGAAGTGGGGCGGCGTCTGCGTCGTTGCCGACAGATGGCGGATCGCCAGCTCGGCCGAATCGATGAAGCCCTTCAAGTCCCCGCCAGTCAGCTGCCCGAACTTGACGTTCTCGTCCTGCGCGTAGAAGAACCGCGAGGCGTTCAGGTATTGCTTGTCGGGGATCGGGTTGTTCTCTTCGTCGACCTTTGGAACCCAGGTGCCGTCCTGTGCCTGCGTCATCTGGAATGGCGGGGCCATGCCCGTCACCCAGCGCACGTTGAAGCTGTTGTAGGTCTGAGCCACCAACAGGTCGAAGATGGTCTGGTTGATGCGGTCCTGAAGTGGGACGATCGGCTCCACGACACCCCATGCGCGACCCTCAAGGTCGACGTAGGCAGTGAAGCGGGTGATCGGACACTGGGTCGCTCCGTGGGCGTACTGGGCGACGACCTCCGGGCCTTGCTTGCCGTTCCAGAACTCGACCTCGTAGAAGTTCCTGTCGTCGGCCACGAGAGCCTCTCCAGGCTTACCTTCCGTGCCATCGAGCGTCCGCACGTCGCGAGGCCAGCGCTTGACGTAGACGCCGGCGACGGGGTCGAGATCGATGGCCGGGTCGTCGTACAGGGTGACTGTCCGCAGTGGACTGAGGCCCTGGCTGATGACCTTGCCCTCGTCGTTCTTGCGGGTGATTACGAAGCTGTGACCGAACTCCAGTGCCGAGGTGTAGACGGATGCTTGGCGGGCGTCCATGCGGGAGTCCTGCCAGTGACGCCACTCGGGCGAAACCTTCGCATCGATCGACTTCTCGCCAGAGCGGCGGAAGTTGTCGACGTAGAGCGCCTGGGATGGAGTAGACACGAGCAGGGGGCACCAGTTAGTGATGGCCCGCTTAGCCAGGAGGAAGTACTCCTGATCGGCAGAGTCCGGCATATAGGGGAGCGCGTGGTGGCCCTTGAAGTAGTCGTCAATCATCGACAGTCGGGGCTCGTCCCGCCTGAGGATCGACAGCGCGTCCTCCAGGTACTCGATAGGCGAAGTCATGAGCCTCCTGAGTGGAAATGAATAGGGGTTAGAGGAACCACGACCTTCCGGTACGTGGGGCTTCCTTCTTCTTCGACCGATAGTCGGCAAGGCAGGCAAACGCGATCATGAGGGCGGCGTATGCGTCGACCTTCTTCGGTGACTGGCGACTCTCCTTACTGAAGGAGACGCCGTAATCGTTCTCGCGCCTAACTGCATTGAGTAGATGCCGGCGTAGCGTTAGCGTGAGCCGGTCACTCTTGGGCCGATGCTTCAGTTTGTGGTTGAGGATCGCTTCGACCAGGGCTTCGTTTGCGAAGGTGACTCGACGCACGGCGCCGCGCATATCCCATTCGATGGGTTTATTCGCGTTTGCCTTGACGGTCAGCTTGTGCCCGAAATCCTCGGTCCACTCGATGATGTTCGACTCCCACAACTTGACGTCGGCGTAGAAACCGACGACCTCATAGATGCGGAATGCTGAGCGAACGGCGGCGTCAACCTTGCCTCGGTCGACTTCCCACTTCTCGGCATCCTCGTCACGGGTGCTTGTCCGTCGCGGAGGTTCCTCAATCAGGAGCGGCTGGACGAACCCGTCTTCGACGCGGATAGCCACAAGGGCCGTCGCGTCTTCGGACTTGCCGCCATCGAACCCCAGGACAATCTTGTCGTCGGGTCGCAGCTGGTCGTCGTCCTCCAGGCAGTCCCAGTCGGTCTCTTCGTAGAGGGCGTCTTCGCCGGCCACGATCTGATTCAGGTACATGCGGCGGGAGAGGGCGGCGCTCACGTCAGCGAGCAGGGCGGATGAGGCGATGTTCTCAGCCATCACCCAGTAGGAGTCTCCGCGAATGAGGGGGATCGCAAAGTCCAGGCCGGCGCGACTGAGGGGGGTCTTCGGGTGGGCCTCGATGCTGTCGTACAGGAAGCCGACGTCCTCGGAACGGCCCTCGACGATCTCCTCGTAGGAGAAGCGCATCTTCTCAGCTGCGGAGTCTTCACCAGGGAGGTAGGCGTTCGTGATCGCGAGGTAGCGGTTGCCGAGCTTGGAGGCGTTTCGCTGGGCGGTGAGGTACATGCCGATGCCGTTGTTGTTCGGGAGCCAGTGATGGGTCTCGTTCAGCAGGGCGAAGGTGATTCGCCCACCCTCAAGGGTGCGAGGGTTCGAGGTAACAGATTCCAGGTTGACCCGGCCGTTGATGGCCCGAATGTGCTCGATACCGATCTCAACGCCGAACTCTGCAATCAGCTTCGCGCTGATGATCAGCGGGAACATGCGCATCGTGTTCTTGGTCTGGTCCTTAGCGACAGCTGCGACCTGAACCCAGGCGGCGGGATGTGGTTTACCTACCGGGCTGCCGTCCTCTGCCCAGTGGGAGAAGCGGCTCGGGCCGAGGAGTTCGACCATGCAGAGCGCTGCGAGCAAGGGGTCCTTGCCCCAACCTTTCAGGCGCTGAAGGACGCCGAGACGAAACGTGAATCGTCCAGTCTCGTCTACGGCGTACCACCAGAGAACGAAACGCAGCTGTTCGTTGGTGAACATCCACGGTCGCGGATCTTGTGCGTCGCTGTTGGGATCAGTCAGGTACTCGTGCGCCCAGCCGGCGATCTCCCAGCCCAGGGTCTTCTCGGGCAGAACGTAGGTGCCGTCTCGGCGGAACCATGTCGGGCCGATGTAGGTGGGTGGGTAGTTCTCGACCGTGAGTTCGAGGGTCTCTGTAGGGCCTGGAATGGCAGCTACACCTCCTTGGAGCGTCTAGCTCCCTATGGGGTGGCTGGGTTAGCCGAGCCCGAAGCTCGTGCTTTGATTTGCGGTACCTGTCCACGCCCACCCAGGGCTAGAACCGTCGCGATAGGGGCCGGCGTAGTTGCCCTCGACGAGCATGATGTTGTCCCACCACACGTCGCCGCCTCCGCCATTAGCCCCGTTATAGAGGCGGACGAAAGCTTCAGTGGCGTTGGCTGGGAGTGCTACCGTGACCCGGGACTCAAAGGTTCCGGACTGATTGGGGGCTTGTGTGCCCTTAGAGCAGATGTAACCCGATCCGGTCGTGTGCCAGAGCGTGACTTGTCGCGTGCCGTTTGCGTTGCCAAGTCCAGTCCCGGTCTGCGGGGCGGGGAGTCGGCATGTCGCGATGAACGTGTAGGTCTTTCCGGCCTGCATGCCGAGGCGCATTGCGCCCGTGCCGCCGCCCACTTCCGCGTAGCTGTCCATGGAGTTTGTCGGGATTGTCCTGACTGACTTCGCGCCGCTAATAGACCACGTCGATGACGAGATCGCTCCATTCCCTTGCCATGCGCCAGCGATGCCGGTCACCGGAACTCCACTCAGAATGCTCACGCTAGCGTTCGCTGTTCCGGTCCATGCAGCCGTTAGGTCCGTGTCTGGGCTGAATGAGCCGTCGAAGTAAGGGCCGGTGTAGTTGCCCTGGGCGAGGAGCAGGCTGTCCCACCAGACGTCACCGCACCCGGAGGATGCGCCGTTGTAGCACTGAGCGATGCACCAGACCGCAGATGCGGGGACGGTGAAGCTGAACCTGTGTTCAGTCACGCCCGCGGCATTCGTGGCCTGGGTTGACGTGGTGCTCGTCGCTCCGGTCCAACCCGCCACCGTGTTGCAGGCGATGCGGATACGCCTTGCGTTTGCGTTCAGGGTGCCGGTTTGTGCTGCGGCGAGGCGGGACGTGGCAAGGATCGTGTAGGTCCTTCCGACCACGAAGGTCACGCCCTGACCGGACAGCGATGCGTCCGAGCCAGCTACGACGGCGAACGTGTCGTTGGACGACGCTGACGTGGGGATGACTCGCATGGACTTGCCCAGGAGTGACCACTGGCTCGATCGAACGTTTCGGTTGGTGCCCCAGTCGACGGTGCTCGCCACCTGTAGGCCAGTCAGGATGCTGGCGCTAGCGTTCGCTGTCCCAGTCCAGGCTGCGGTCAGGTCAGTGTCGGGGCTGTAGGAGCCGCCGAAGTATGGCAGGAGCGCCGGGCTGGATTCAATGAGAAGTCCAGTGCATTCAAAGATGTCCCCCACGGCATCCGTACCTGAAGTCTCGCTGATAGATGCCACAAGCCAAGCGGAGTTCGCCGGGAGTGTGTAGGTCGTTGAGACGCGAACCCACGCGCCATCCACTGTGGCAGTTGCGGCAGGCCAGAATGAACTAGAAAGCCAAGCGCCGTTGGAGTCGGCTGCTCGTACCCGCATCGCAACCCCGACCGAAACGCCGGATTTCCTGACGTAGCAGGAGATAGTCACGACCTGAGAGGGGCTGACTGGAAGCGCGTTATAGGTGGTGGCCGGAGAGGCTGCCTCGACGTTGCCGAGGACGTGGAAGCCGTGACCGGCTGCGCGAGCGACGGTTGTGCGAAGGGCTGCGGCAGTCGTTAGGCCGGTACCCGCAGGACCAACGATCCCAGTCTCCAGAGAGTAGACACCTTCATTTGCCCACCTGTCCGACATGAACCCAAACGAGCCAGCCACATTCGTTGCGAATGCGGTAGCTGCCGGGATGGTGGCGAGGTTCCTTCGCACCTCGACGGTGCTGGAGTTGGCCTCGAAGCCGGGGTTGGTGGCGAGATTGCGCCACACCTCAACAGTTCCGCTGGTGGTCTCGCAGGCGGGGTTCGTGATGAGGTTGGCGATGCCCGGCATGAGGGTTACTCCGCCGCGTTTCAGTGACTTCACCGGAATGTTGCCCACGCGGGCACCGACGATGCTGTTGAGCAGCATGGATCACCCCGTAATCAGGTAGACGGTGTTCGGGTCCCAGGTGCCAAGCGCGGTGTATGCGGCCTGGGTTCCTTGCCACCAGTGAGGGATCGCCGCGAGGGAGGCTGCGGCATTCGTTGCGGAAGTAGCTGCGCCAGTCGCTGAGGTGGCGGCTGCGTTCTTCGAGGTCAGCGCGTTCGCTTCGCTCGTCGCCGCATTAGTTGCTGACGTACCAGCTGCGGTCTGCGCGCTGACGGCCCCCGTCCAGGCGACCTGGGCGTCATGGGCTGCGTTACTCGCCGTACTGGAGGAACTGCCTGCATTGGTGGCGGACGTAGCGGCTGCCGTCCTAGATCCGTTCGCAGCTGAGGCTGAGCTGGCCGCGTTCGTCGCAGAGGTTGCAGCCGCCGTTTCGGAGGCGTCTGCCGCCGTGGCCGCGTTGGTGGCGGTTGTCGCAGCTGTCTGAGCCGCTGTCTTTGAGGAGTCAGCGGCGGCGGCTGAAGCGGTCGCCGATGACGCCGAACTGGTAGCCGAGGTCGCGGACGCAGCTGCACCAGTGGCGGACGTGGAGGCTGCCGTCGCCTTCGTGGTCGCGGTGGTCGCTGCGGTAGTGGCGTCATTGGCCCTGTTGCCTGCGGTGCTCGCGTACGTAGCTGCGGCTGAGGCAGAGTTCGCCGCATCGGTCGCGTGGCTCGCTGAGGTCGTCGAGGAGCTGGCCGCTGCGGTGGCCTTCGTCGTCGCTGTGGCGGCAGAGGCTGCGGCAGCTGTGGCTGATCCGGCTGCGGCGGTTGCGGAGGTGGTTGCGCTACTCGCGCTAGCAGTTGCGCTGGCGGTCTTCGTAGCGACGTCCTGTGCGCTTGTGGCGGCACTGGAGGCCGAGCTGGCTGCGGACGTTGCAGAGCTGGCAGCCGAGGACGCTGAAGCCGAAGCGGTGCCCTGGGCGGCAAGTGCTGTGGCGAGGATTGTCTCCGCTTCGCCAACCTTCGCGACAGTCTCGTCGTGGGCAGTGGTGGTCGTATTGGTGAGGCCCTGGACGGTAGCGACGGCGGACTCCCATGCGGGAACGTCACTCTCTGTCGGGATCAGCGTCTTGGGGTCGACGTCGACCAGATCGCCGTAACTGACGACTTCGTCCGTCTCGGGCACTACGACGTAGCGCGTGAGGAGGCCCTCTTCGATCTCCCAGCACCAGTCGACACCGGTCGACGCAAGCGGGATCTCGATCGCCTTAGTCACGGTCAGGCTGAAGCCGGCCGGCGTCACGACGTGGTCATCGACGACCCGGCGCTTCGATGGAGTGAAGTTCATCCGGACGGTGGCCGGCGCTTCCCCGGTTTCTGCCGGCTTCCTAAGGTCAATCAGGACCTGTGTCATGGGCGTCCTCAATCAGGTAAGTGCAATGGGGTCTCTTCCACGTGTTCGTGGTTGTTGAGATAGAAGCCGACCGTGGGGATGGTCTTGGGTGCGTGATGGTTCGCAGGTTCGGGCGTGGCCTTTTCGTTCAGTCCACTTTCAATGGACGACCACCAGCGCCCGAAGCGCATTGCGAACTCCATTACGAGGCCTTGGCGGCGTCGCGGTACAGGTCGAGCTGGGCAACCGCTGCGAGATTGGGGCGTTCGACAGGGGCCTCGCGGAGTTCCATCTTCACGCGCAGGCGATCGCCTTCGGTGAGGAGGAGTTTCTCCAGGCCGCTCTGGATCGCCGTGAACAGCTGTCCGTTGCGCTTCTTGACGAAGACGTCTTCTCCAGTCGCCTTGTCCAGGTAGCTGTAGCCCATGAGCTTGTAGACCGAGATCTCGTCGCACAGGTTCCAGAGCATCCACCAGTCGGAATCCTGGTAGTAGTCGGACTGTCCCGACGTGCGTGCGGATTCGTACAAGCCAAGGGCAACGGGGTGCCACTCGGGATCGGCGTCGGGGATCGTGACGGGGCGACGAAGTCCTGTGACCGTGGGGGCTGCGTCCCTACCCTTACGGGCTCGGGGACGCTTCAGCTCGCTCTCGCGCTTCGGTGGGGTCGGCATGGCTGGCTCCAATCGGTCAGGGCTCGACAGCGACCCCCTCCGGGAACGGTGGGAGGGAGAGGGGGTCGCTGGAGCTGCGGGAGGCGAGGAGGTTAGCCTCTACCGCGTTTTCGGGGTGGGTGTAGGAGTGGAGTAGGCGCGTAGCGTCGCCTCGTTCTTAAGCCGCCGATAGGCTCGGTTCCTCAGCGCGAATCGCGCATCACCTGCCTTGACCGTTTGGCTGCACGTTTAGGGAATATGCCCTTATACCAGACAGCGGCCTCCACTTCAGTCCGAATGGAGGGACTCGAACCCCCGCACCCCTGAATCCAAATCAGGTGGCCTGCCGCTGGCCTACATTCGGTAAGACCCCCGAAGTACGCATCGTCGAGAGGCGTCGGAGGTATGGTCGGGGTGGAGGGAATCGAACCCTCGGGGGCCTGGTTCAGAGCCAGACTGGGCTGCCAGCAACTCACGCCCCATTGGCGGCTACTTCTTGCCGCCCTTCTTCTTGCACTTCGCCATAGGATCACCCCCTTGGGGTTCTACGCCGCCCAGGGGGGCGTGTAGGGCTTCCCAGAGCCTGTTCCCAGGCCGGGGTTATCCTCGGATCTACGGAATCGCTGTTTGATCGCGCGTCGCTTGGCAGCAAAGGCCGCGTGGCCCTCCTGGCTCGTCTTCATTGCGTGATGAAAGGCGCACAGCGTGCGAAGATTCTCTTTCGAGTGATTGTCGCCGCGCTCGATGTGGTCACACTCCAGGTTGTCTGTAGCGTCACACCGGACCTTGCGGCCGTCCTCGATGTCCATCCACGTGCAGCGGTAGCCGTCTCGCTTGAAGACATCAAGCCGGCGCTGCGGCCAATCCTTCGGAAGCCGCGATCGCCGGTCTGAAGTGTCCCACCTTCCCATGGGGCACCTCCATGTAAAAGCTCCGCCGCACGATTAAGAGTGGACGCGGAGCCAAGTCTTGTTTAAGTGTTAAGTGGAACGCCTTCAGTCGAAGGAGTGAAGTGGAATCCCTTATCCAACTGAACCCGTTACTGTTGAACCCGTTTACTGGTTACCTCAGTCACTGCGTTCCTCGTTTCATTTTAACCCTTACACTAAGGTATGTATGTTCAGCCGATCGATCTGACGGTAGGTCTTCAAACTCTCAGGAAGTTCTCAGAGAGCAGTGAGGAGCTGCCCAGGCCGCAGGCCTGCTGGCCGGCCCTGGCCGCTCGTGGAACGGGCTCACAGAGGGGGCACCAGGGATAAGGTCTGGGAGGGGAGTCGAAGCGAGGAAGCCAGGGAGGGCGAAGCCCGACCTGCTGGATCGCCATACTCATTAAGGTCGAAACCTCTCCAGATTCACGCGAAATATCTGGGGGATAGGTCTTGCAGGCCTCCGCCAGGAAACTTCCTGATAGTGGCGCAAGGTGTGGTGCTTACACCGTGGGTACCCCACGGATTCGCTTGCGGGTTGTATCCCCCCTTGTCAACGGCACATTGCATTGCATCCCCCCTTGTCAGGGGTTACATTGTCACACGTTGACAACGCATCATGCTTGTGTCATACTCGCGCGCTCGCCCTCACTGCACACTGTATGTACGCGCGTCACGCGCACGCACGGTTCCTGTCTACTACGCGACAGGAGGACTTAGGTGTGCCTTACCTCACTACAGTCACGAGCTGGAGCGTGTGTCATGTCAGTAACATGACTATGGCTAGGCAGAACAAAGATTCTGCGCATGACTTTCAAGTTGCACAATGTACCTCCCACTAGGGGGAACGCGCCATCACCCCTA